CCAGGAGGCACTAAGCCCCTCCTACCTAATGAGGTAGGATCCAACGGTGTTTTAGTGTAACTGCACCGTGCAGTGAGGTAGCTTTTAAGTCAGCTCCCTCTGACTGGTGAATGAACGAGGACAAACCTGAGGGTTGGAAACCTTCAGGGTTATCCCTCCACTCACCATTCAGGAAGAACTTCATTAAAGCACCGAACCCATCCAATACGTCAGTGCGACGTACTGGTCTCGGAACCAACGCCCTTACTTCTAAGCGGTGGAGATCTGAATTCCATCTTTCGACGGTTTCAAACCCAAGAAAGGAAATTCGGCCAATACCCTCAGAAGTTTCTTTTATATAGGGAAGTTCTTCCCCTATAATCCTTTCGACATAGTCGTAAAGGAACTTAGACGAACGCCAATAACCCTTCAAATAGAAGAGATTGGCAGTCTTTGTCCAAGAGATAATTCTTCGGGATTGTCTCTTGTTCTCAGGGCGCTCTTGACGGAGATAGATTGGTGTAACAACCATTCCATCGTAAGCGTCAACACCACATGACTCTCTAAACTTCCCGTTTAAGAAAGTCTTATTGGTGTTCACCTTACAGTTGTATCTCTGTAGGTATTCGAGAACAATATCCGCATATTCGCGAGGAACGATAATATCGTCCCCATAAACGAATATGCCCCTACTAACCATAAAAATGTTAGTAGGGACATAGGAGAGTTTCTGTGCATCCAGCAAGGCCTTTACACATATAGTGTAAAAATACATAGCCTCAACTGGAAAACAGAGAGCACTACCCATAGAAGCAAACTTCTCCAGGCCATCTAACAGATGACCATCAGGAAGTTGTGCTCTTGTAGATCGACATGCATCGATAGAATCTTCGAGATCGAAGTTTCCTCGAAACATTGCCATAGCAAGAGATCGCGGAACGCGATCGCTCGCATCTGACAAATCTATAGTTGCATATAGACCGTCGATCGAAGACGTCACCGCCAACCTCTGGTTAACACTTTGGTCTGTTAAATTAACATGACCTTTTGTCAACCAGTACGTTTCAAGTTTATCATAAAGATAAGCTCGAATACCCTGTTGCACAAATTGTTGACAACATGGTTCTATGGCGATGATACGGGGCGCTTTAAGCGTTTTAGGAACAGGGATAACCCTAACGGGCTGTTCATGTTCTTCCGAAACGATCGTAACAGACTTGAGATCCTCCAATTGAGTGGATATACCCAAAGGGTAACCATTATCAATGAGAGGGAAATAAGGCTCAAGACGATCGTGCCAAAGCTTCCAAGTGTACTTCTGGTTACCAGAAATACGCTCTGCAGTGGCTCCCGGTCCATGTCGAGGAATAATTTTGGCATCTGAAAAATCAGAAACCATATTATCCCAGAGACTGTGACAAAGCTCCAAAAATTCGGAGGTTTCGTCATAAGGGATCGAAAACGACTTAAAGCCGTGCTCGATTTCAATGAAACTGTCAAGTGCGGCCTGTACCCTTTCGGGAGTACAGTCCATTTCAACTTTCTTGAATGTACAACATATTTGTCGTACAGACTCAATAATAGTTGGAAGATCACTGACAGTATCTCCAACTTTTGTTGGGGGTTCATGAATTAACTCTCCTGTCTCACTACTGAAGACTTTCCCGAGCATACCTTGCAAAAATGCAGGGATTGCTCCTAACTTCCTAAAAGAACGGAAGCTAGTTGGGGAAATATATCCTTGTTCTAAGCTTTTTTCAAAGTCTTTAGAAAAGGATGGAAGGGTAATCGTCAAAAACGAGATACCTTCATCTTCAGTCCGTGACCTAACTGTTTTAAGGTCACGTAAATCAGAGACATCAGCGGAACACTTGGCACAGGCATCTATATAGATAGCCTCTACCAACTCCAGATAGTCACTTACGTTGCTTTTCAAGCTTCCTCCTACATTTGGAGGTAGGCTTCAAGCCACATAATCTGCCTATACTGATGCCCGAAAGGCATCAGTTCATTACACTGACACCCATCGATTCCTAGATATTAGGAAGCAATTAAGATTCGCCTCCATATATCTTCGCGATCGCTGTGTTATCTAGCCATGCGTTTGAACCAGCAATTTGTTGCTGGATATCAGTGAGAGAAAATCCAAAAGCTGGACGTTCTAACACATGATAGTCGGAAAAGGTATCATAATCTTGCTCAGAAGTGAGCGGATCAGTGACAACCTTTTTACAATCGAGTCGGATCATAGATCTGACGCGATTGTTTCCGGTAACCTGGTGCGAGATGGTCATCGTATAGATACCATCCGGACTTTGGTATATGGTCTTACGACCATTACTTTCAACGCGGGCAAGTGTCTTAGCGACACTATTGATAGTCACTGTAATGGGATCGGCAAACATATGGTTGACCTCCGAGTTTTTGGGAGTTAAACCTAGTCGATCTGTATTCCTTTCCAAAAGAAACAGATTTGCAAAGGACTAGGCCGATTGACAGCCGAGAGGGATCAGGCGGCGCTTAGCGCCGTGTGATGCCTAATGCTGCGGCTATCGCTAATTGTCTTGGGGTTAAATTGTCCCAAGACAGACCAAAACCGTATGGACCATCTGCCTCTACTCTCTGTTTCGTAGTGATAACACGACGAAATTCTAGAGAGAGCATTCCAGGTTGCCAAAAGGGAAGTTTACAAAGTAACCTTCGCTCCCGGCGTTCTGAATGCATTAAGTACAGATACTGGGCCTGCATTGAGTCGACAAGTTGGTCGGAAAACTTTTCAATATGTCTTCCGACATTACTTACCCAATCAATGAGCCAGGTCCAAGGTGTGGCTCGGTATAAGTTTGACGGTGTTACTCTTAATCCATAGAGCGTTAAATAACGCAACACAGAATTAAGAGAAGAATGATAATTCTGATCTAACAAGTCAAACTCAGGTCGGTAATAGCGAAACTTACCAGAAGAACTAGCATTCGTAACAATATGTTCCGAAAGCTCGTAAGACGGAGTAGCGCTAAAGAAATCGGGCCAAAGACCATGTGGAGCATAGCAAGGCATAGCCAAGCTAGATCCAGAGTCAATGACTCGATCGACAACCGACTGAACCATTGGGACACGACGCCTAATCCACTGACCGTTTTCTTTTGATAATTTTATCAAAAGATCGTTCATACGAAGACAAGTCTTCAAGAACGATACAACGTCGCTGATAAAAGGCATCCAGCCAAATTGTTGATTGAGAAACTGGTCCGCCGTAAATTTCGGCGTCATTCGCCATTCACTCCCACCGCTTGAACCACCTAAACTCCTCCACACTTTATCGTGTAGACGAGCAGATGATTCAAGCATGCGAGGAATGTCGTGTGATTCTTTTAGAAACACATAGAGACCAGATTGCTCAAGCTGAGGCTTGGTACGATGCCAAGCCTGGTCCCTTAGATCATCAGTATTTGGAAAGAGTGATGAATTTGGTGGTATAACCGGGGAAGAAGGATAAGGTAATCCCGCTCCACGGTCCCACCAAAAATCACTGGGGAAGTTAAAACCTCCCACGAACTTACCATCACCATTACGGTTGAGGTAAGTCCCACTTCCAAAGACACCCCCAGATGAATTTCTGGGAATATTCTCGATCTCAATAGATTGGAACGGGCCGCCAGTAAGGTAAGGAGGACCAGGGTGGATTTCATCCACAGTGGTCTTCACAAAACCATATTGGTAAGTACTACCTTCATAAGAATGGTAGTCTTCGCGCGTCCAAGGATTCGACCAGTCCATCGACCCATCCCCATAAACCGTGGCATATTGCCACTTATTAAGGAGGAAAGGAAGGGAGTGGCCGGACCCGAACCGCTTATTAGTGGTTCGAATACGAGATTCGGAACTGATGATCAAGTTACACCTCCATACGGACGTAAGAAAGTAGGAATTGGTTTTCCATGCACTGCTCTTCCTTACGGAAAATTGGTGACACCATCGCTGATGTCAGAGAGGCCCGAGG